TCCTCGAGTTCCTTTACAAGGGTTCTCATGTACTTGGAGAAGATGGTATTTAATACGTCTTCACCGATTTCATTGGACTTGTAACTATGTAATTCACGATCAAAGAAGGTTGTGTTTAATCCAGCACCTATCTCGAAAGAGAGGCGTGTAATACACTTCAATCTTGCTTTTCTGAGTTCAAGGATGATTTCCCCATAACCCATTAAAGGATCCAGTGACTCCCAACAAAAATTAGGAATAACTTTATCACTCGTCGATTTACTAATGTACCAGTTGACGATAGCCAACTCCATTTCGGAGAGCTCATCATCTGGAATATCGATCTCACCGGATATTGCGTCAATGGCCCTTTTTGACTCTAAAATAGAGCTACTCAATAGGCTATACCAGTACTCCTCATTATCGGTAATCAAGTGGTAAAACTCGACCTCTTCTTCATTCAAAAGGGATTGTTCCTGAAGAAAACATTTAAGGCTTGTAGATAATTCCAGTGAGTGTAAATCATCATATAGCACTCTATGACAGATTATTGATTTCCATACCTTAACGAATTCCCAAGGTTTAAACCTTAATGAACCATTTGTCTTTTTTAAGGACATTAGATCGTGGAAGAGTCTTGAAGTATTAAAAATGACACCGCGTTCCTCAAGATGAAGAAGCAGCGATTTGACCTCCAGCAAACTATGTTTAATGGAAAGGCACAATTTAGCGGAAATCCTTGAGACGTCAAGTCCATAATTAATATTTCTGGAGACGTATTCGCAGACCAAATTATCTTCGGTTGCTATCTTGGACTTCTTATGATTCACTGGTACACCTATCATTGAAAACAATATAGGTATTTCACCTTTAGGATCAAAGGCGAAGAGATCATCACCTACTGCGGATCGTGGATATTTGAACTGAGACAACTTCTCACCGTACTTTGTTACATACATGTGCTTAATAAGCAGCATGGATGTTAAAGATGCGATTTGGAAAGATCCTTTTGTTCCCATTCCTTGACCTACAGAGTATTTAATCATTTTGTCATCTGCTCCAAGTTTCCAAGGACATTTGACTACCAATGATTCCCAATGCTCAGCGATTTTACTGCCAAACAACTCCTCTACAACCATCTTCTGAAGGCTGGCCGGTAATCGGTCAGTCCAATTGGAAAGGTCATATGAGTTTACGTCGGCTTTTAATTGCCTCTGTAATTTATTGAATCCTGCTATGTGACTATAATAGTCACACTCCTTACGGAACAATTGTTTCATCACTTTTAAAACTTGTCTTTCGAA